CATCTGAACTAGCAGATGGAGAACCAAGTCCTGTGATCGTACCACCAGATATGGCTACACTATTCGCAGCTTGTGTTGATATAGTTCCAAGTCCAAGTGATGATCTTGCAGTTGATCCATTTTCTGCTACCCAAGTTGATCCACTTCCAACAATAAAATTACCATCTGAATTTGATAAGCCACCAATAGTATTTAAGTTAGCATTTTCCGCACCTTTAGCATCTATTTGAGCTTGAATATTTGAGCTTACACCATCAAGATAACCAAGTTCAGTTGTTGTTACATCACTAACTTCAACTTTACCACTTCCATTTGATTGCAAAGCTCTTGATGCAGTTAAGTTAGATGATGCTATAGTTGATGCACCACCAGTTATTGTTGCTTGTTTTGAATCTATTTGTGTTTGAACACTTGATGTAACTCCATCTAAATATCCTAATTCAGTATCGGTTACATCACTTACTGCAATTTTTTGTGATCCATTAGAAATAACTGCTCTATTTGCAGTTAGACTTTCTGTGTCAATCGTAGATGCACTCCCTGTGATAGTAGTTTGCTTTGCATCTAGTTGAGTTTGGATAGCACTTGAAACACCATTTAAATATTGAAATTCTGTATTTGAAATTGATCCATCTGCTAATTTAGTAGCATTAATCCCTGTAGGTATAGAGTCATTAGTTTTTGATAAAGAGGCCACATAAACATTAGAGATAGCTTCATTAGATAATGAGCCACTATCCCAAGTAACATTTATTGTAGTGTTTGTAGAAAATGATGAACTAGCAATCGTACCAAAAATTGTTCCAGGGGTACTAGCTGTTAATTTAATTCGTCTCCCTGCATGATAAATAGAAGTTACATCTACGCCATTGATTGTAAAAGATGTGCCTGAAGCATAAGCCGCAGTATAAGCACCACTACCATCACCATACTCAGTCCATTGTGCATCATTGAACCAATCTCTAGTATTCTTCATCAATGACCGAATTGCATTATTTAAATTACTAGGAAGCATCCCCTCATCAACATCAATCCCATTTAATGAAGTGTTATTTGCTTGTGTAGTTGAATAATCTTTAATGTTTGTACTCATAGGTCTCCTAATTCATAAACCACATAAAAGCTTTATCGCTTTCTGTGTTATTTTTATTTATTAATGTGTTAACAGCTTCTTCTACTTGTCTTTGAAAAAACTCCTGTGTCTCAATTGAATATCTTATGTTGTCTATATCTATTTTATCACTCATTATCTTGATCCACCTTGAGAAGCAGTAAGATCAATTCCTTGCGCATTAGTCCAAATAGACTCTGCTGGTATTTTTACATTTGCTCTAAAATATCTTCCACTTTGTCTTACAGGGTTTATTCCTGTGTCATTCATAGAACTAGATGAAGATGTAACTACATTATCGGCTAATCTATCTCTAGTCTTTATAGTTACGTTAGCAACGGCATCTACTAAAGGTCTAATATTTGTGATGTTTGCTCTTAGACCAGGAAATAATTCTTGTTCTTTTGTTTCTAGCTCAGCTTCTAAAGTCTTTCCACTAAAGATCGCAGCTTTAAAATTTTCATCGATTGCACCTAAATATAAATGCCCTGTGGTCCAGTAAGCTGTGTCTAGTGAAATATTAATATCCTCTAAGTTCTCACTTATAATATCCATTAACTCAACTGTGTTAGCTACTACAAATTGTTTAAAAATTTGTGATGCTTTTACTTTTGCAATACTCCACTTTTGAGTAACATAATTATAAATTAATAATTTATCACAAATCCCTGTAGTGTTTGGATTATCTTTTGATGGATATAACCAAATTGCTAAAGTATTAAATGGATCAACAGCGCTTGTAATTCTATCTGTATAAGCTTTGTTAAGATCACTTTCAAAAAATCTATTTACTTTCTCAGCTCCTATTGGCAACACTTGATCACCATTGATTTGAAAAAATCCATCTGATGCGTAAAAGAAAACTTGTCTGTTATCTTGGCAAACAGTTTGGCCATAAACAGCACCCCTGTTTGGAGAAATTACACTAAACCTGAAAACAACATTTCCACCAACAAAGTCCATACGAATAATTTGATCTTGCCTGAACACATATCCAACCTCACCACTTGTGATGGCCACAACTTGACCCCCTGAACCTGGTAAGTCTTGTTGATCACTTGAACTAACTCCACTTTCCCAAGTTGATATATCGTTTATACCACTCCATTGAACTCTATTTTTAGCGTTCTCAATATTACCTGTAACTAAAAAATCTCTAATAACCCCTGATATTTTAAATTTAACAGGGACAGTTCCACTTCCACTTGATGTAGCTAAACTTTGTAGTGTTGCAAAATTAGATGAAGTTCCCATTAAATAATACATTGGGGCATTAACTCCATTAGACGCAATTACATAATTTCCAAATTGGGTAAATGTAAAAAAATCTGTGTCTCCACCACTTATGGTTAAGCTTCCTTTTACACTTGTAAAAGTTCCACTTGTTAATTTATAAATATTGTCTTTAGTTCCAACAAAAGTAAATACTGTGTTTGTATTATCTCTAAAACTACCTGCGCCTTTTGCATTTTGTGTTACATTTGATGTTCCACTATAAGCAACTAAACCTTTTACAGGTTTGTACGAATTTTGAGCAAAATAAACATTGGTCGCTACAGTTGAGCCAGGGTTTAGATGGTCAGGTTGATCAGGAAGCCATTCTCCAAAAGGTATTTGCATTATAAAACCTAACTATTTGTTGTTACATAACTATTTTTAAAAGGTGATGCAATTGTATCTTCACCTCTCATTTGTAAAGGTGATCCACTAAATTGATCTTCTCTATCGTTTAACTCTAATCTTTCCATAGCTGTTTGATACATTTGCGACCATGTTTGAACTTGTTGAGGATTAATTCCACCTAAAAAATTCGCAGCATGAAAAAGTGATCCATATAAATAAATAGATGGATGTGATGTTAAAATATAATTTGTTGTAGTTGTATCCGATAACGCATCAAAGCTTTTATAATAATTTATATAAGCTGTGTAATTGCTATCAGGTTTTGGCATAAATCTAAATGTGTCTCCAAGAATAGTGTAAGATAAAGGAATCCCTGTTTGGGATGTTCCCTTTACTTGATCCATTTGAGGTGGAGTCATATATCTTAAAGGATATTTAGTAGAGCCACTTAAAATATAAATATCTCTTACTTGTAAAAAACCAGTTGGCAAAGCCTCTGTTTCACTATCAATTGTAAAACTTGTTTGTGCAATCATTTTTCTAACTCTTAACTTTGAGTTAAAATCAGCTTCTACAAGTTTTATAAAATCATCACTAATCTCCGATGTTAAATCACTTCTATTTAACCAATTAGCAATTGATGTTTTTAGAGAACTATAATTTGTTAATGCCATTAAAATCTTCCTGGTGCTGTTCTAAAATATTTATAATCAGAACTATTTAATTTTTCTTTTAAAATTTTTGTTTGAACATCTTTTGGTAAAGCAAACCAATTACCTTTGTTTTGATCACCATTATATTCTTTAGCCCAAATTTCTAAAATAATTGTAGGTATAGATGCTATTCTTTTTAAACCTTTATCAGGTGAGTAACCATCGTTTTGAGTATATAACTTTTTATTGTGTTCTAAAATTGGCTTATGATCAATTTTTCTTTCTTGAACAACACCCTTATCAGTACCATAAAAAGTCTCTGTTACTAAACCATCTTTTTCAACAATTTTACTCATCGACCACCACCTTTATATCTAGTTTGTTTCTTTTGTCTTTTCTCCGATTTCGATTGAGATTTTTTGTGCTTTCCTAATTTAGGAGGCTTATCTCTAGGAGTGAAACTAACGAACTTTTGCTTAGCCACTTAATTCAGTTACATAAAGATCAACTGAGCCAATTACAGCAACTTTTTCACCTGGTCTAATTTTAATAATTTCAATATCTTTAGCTGGTAAAAACATTCCACTAGCAGTAGCTGTTGGTGATCCACCAAATGCTACATGACAATCAGCACTTGCTACAATTCTAATAAATTGTGTATGCGCTAACATCCCATCAGTTGTTGCAGCGCTTGAGCCACTTGATGTTACTTTTTGTGTTTTGATTGGAAACAATCCATAATTATATGACATTAATATTTTCCTTTTTTACTTTTTACTTTTTTGCCTTTTTTCTTTGCAAAGGCTTTAGCTTTTTTCATTCCACTTTTAGTGTATGAAAACTTTTTTTTTCCTACCATTGGCATCGTTTATTTCTCCTAATAAATTTTATTGTGTACTTGGGGGATGTACCGCTAGGCAAGTTCCCCCAAATTCTATTATCTTCTAATAACGTAAGTAAGTTCCATTTTTGAGGAGTTAGTTGATCCACCATTTGTAATGGCTTCAATAACTGATCCCTCATTTACGTTATTTAATGAAGTAGGCTCAACTTCGTATTGTTTACCAGCTGAACTTGTTGCTACATGACTAATCGCAGCTGACGTACAAGCTACACCATCTATTTCAAAAGTAATAGCAGCAGTTCCTGTAGTAGTTGCTTTGTTATGTGCAAATACTTTAACAATTCTACCACCATCTGGCACTACAACAAAAGTTGAAGATGCTGTAGATACATCAGGTATAGCAGAAGTTAAAAAATAATCGTTAAGTGTTCTCATGTTTTTCCTTATAAGTTTGCTTCGTTCCGACTTTAAAAATCTTCAAAGACCAAACAAAATGTTAATGACATATAGGGGGATTGCTCCCCCTATAATAATATCTATTACGATGTAGTTAGATCGAATACTGCACCACTTGCTTTTTCGTTTTTAGAAACAAGTGTGTATTCTGCTAACAATGCTTGTTTAGTAGCATCACCAGTTTTAGCTAAGTCCATAAGAGAGAAGTCTCTTAAGAAAGCTGTACACCACATATCTGGTTGAAGTACAAAACAATCTCTTGATCTTGAGAATCTATTTGGAACAACAGTCATTGATCCAAAATCAGATTCATAAACATCAACAGCTGCTACAAGTCTTTTGTTTTCTGCAGGGTCAAATCTAGTTGATCCACCTGTAAAACCAGAAAGAACTTGTTTGTTGAAAGAACCAAGCATGATCATTGACGGATCTCCGCCTTCATCCCAACATTTTT